GCCGGTAGCATTAGTACTATAGATACTACCATAGTTATTGACACCGCGAAAAGACACCGCACCGCCTGCATCCGCAGACCTCAGCCAATAATCCCATACTGATCCTGTACCGTTATAGATGCACTTTTTCCTCGAATTGTTGTCAGTGTAGCATGAGAACGTCACTTCTTCTGCTTCTGTTGAAACTTCGTTTTTATAAGGAACTGCCGTTAGCTCAGCTCCCACTTCACAAATTGACGGAATTCTCAAGTGATCCTGTGATGTTGTTATCGTCGTTGATTGGTTTCCGGCACTTGCCAGCGTATCCGACAACGCGATAAAGTTTCTCCATTGCGGTGGCAGCATAGGATATAATGTTTTATTCATCCATTCTCTTAGCGCGCTCTTATCCCATCCTCCTTTATTCGTTGCGGTCTTATTCATTTGTTGTCTGATTCCGAGCACACCAATCATGTAGAAATCACCATTCGTCATTCCTGTTCCCGATGACAATGCGTAATGTCCTTTGGAATGATATCTAAATACAATACTTTCGTCCGGAATAATCTCGTTCTCTTTTGCTTTCTGCGGTACCATTTTGATTAATGCCGCCGGGGTGAATCCGTATTCTACAGCTTTGCCCATTTTAAAAATTGAGTAAAACTCTCCGAACGTGTATGCAGATTTATCTTTTGGATCATCGCTGTAAGCATAGTCATACTGTGTTAAATCCTTGATCTGTCCTGGTAGCTGTGGGTAGATGTACGTTGCGTTAATGTCCATGTCTTGCGTAACGTCGTCCGCTGTCTTGTCCCATCCAATCCATACATATCCGGATTTTTCAAGGTCTTTTCCTTCGTAGATACAAGATCCATGAGCTTTTACATTATGGATCTCGATTACTTCTCCTTCGTTCAGGTATCTTACAACGTATGCCCTTGTCTGTGATGTAAACAATGCTGTTACCGTTGTATCTTGTGTGATATTTT